ACATACGTTATCCCTCCATTTTCGGCAGCTCTCCGAGCCGCTTTTTATAAAACTCCTCGAGTTCCTGCGTGTTCATCGTGCGGAGGAGGTTTTTCCAATACAGATTTTCCGCCCCCGCCCATTTCTCCGGGTCGAAGTCCGACGCGCCCTCGTGCTTGCCGTAATAGTGATAGAGGCCGTCGAGCATCTTTTGACGATACGCGCCCTCCGGCGTGTTTGGTCTGAAATGCTCCCATCCGTTTTCAGACGTTGCGGCGCAAATCTTCCGCCCGTCAGCGGCAAAGAGAAAGCCGTCCCGCTCCGTTACGGTCGTACCGTATCGGAGGTTAAAGGCTCCGTCGATGCCCTCGGCCTTAAAGCGCCGATAAACGACATATTCCATAGCTTACCCTCCCTTGAATAATTCACGATAGAGCCGCTCGACGCTCTGCTCCATGTGGTACGAGTGAAATCTTTTCATGTGCCCCCGCCATGATACGAGGGACGTTTCCACGTCCGCCGCCGTCATTCTGCCGGAGTCCACCCAACGCCGGAAAATGCGTAGCTTTGCCCTCATGTGCCGGATACCCTTGTACGTTGCCCGGCGGACGACTTTCCCGTTTGCGCCATATCGAAAGCGCACCTTGACGAATGTAAAGCCGCGCGTGAGCTTGATAATCTGCGTCTTTTTCGGATTGAGGCGGATACCGTGCTCGGCGCATAGCCGCCGGAGCTCCCGGAGGCAAATCTCGAGCTTTTCCTTTGACTCGCTGATGATACACCCGTCGTCCATATAGCGAGCGTAATACTTCATGCCGAGCACGTCCTTGATACAGTGGTCTATCCTGTTCGGCAGGGCGAGCGCGGCAATCTGCGAGACTTGGCTCCCGAGGCCGAGCCCCACGTCGCCGAAGTTCTGAATAAAATATTTCGAGAGCGCGACGAGGCGGTCGTCGATGCCGCTCCGCTCGAACTCTCTAAAAACGGGCTCATGCTGTGCCGTATCGAAATACTTTGAAAAATCGAATACGAGGACGTAGCCCTCCCGCCCGTGTTTTCTGTAATGCTCCGCGAGAAAGTGCGTCACCCGGGATACGGCGAAATCGTACCCTTTGCCGCGCAAGCTCGCTCCGTTGTCGTAAATGAATGACCGAGAGAGCATCGGCACGAGGCAGTAATCGCACAAGCACCGTTGTACGACGCGCTCGGAGATATGAACGCTCCGAATATGCCTCGGCTTTCCCCGCTCCACAATATCGAACTCGTAAAAGCCCTTGGAGCGGTATCTCCCGGCTATCAATTCCTCGTGTGTCTTTGTGACGTTGGCAAGCGAGGCGGCTTTGTATCGCTGTGTGCTCGCTTTCCACCCAACGCCACGGACGGAGGCGCGGTAGCTCTCATAGAGCCGCTCGAATGAGAAAACCGTCTCGAAATCTCCGTACTCTCGGAGCGCGGCGGCTTTCTTTTTCATTCGTGCGGCCTTGCGACGCTGATACCGTGCCTCGCGTCGTTCTGCGCTGTTCATAAAATAAAAATACCTCGTACATTTCTTTCTCGGCGTGTTGTCTAAAATGCGTAACGGCGAGCCATGAAAGCACGGAAAACACGCACTCCGCACCCATGCAAGGAGCGTCCGGCTAACCGTATCGCGGTATATGTTTGTCCGACGGCGCGAGGCCGTCAGAGAGGTTATATTCCCCTTTTATATGGGGACTGCTTTCGCTCCGTGAGGAGTTATTCGGTCTGCCCCGTGTCGATATAAAATCCGGGCGCGAAGCCGAGGGAATAGTTCGCGTTGTTGTTGTTGACTGTCCCGTCGGTGTTCACATTCACGAAATTGTTGGAGTTGCTCGCATTCGGAGAACGGAGCCACCAATTAGCGGCGATACGGAATATAACCTAATCACGCGGAGGATTAAGCTCGCGCCTTATCGCTCCGTTTGATTTTAGAGATTTGCGAGAGCTCGTCCGTAATGAGCTTTACCCACTCTTTGAGGACGTTCGGCGGTATCTTCTCATGGTTGACGGTCAGATACGCGAGGTCGAGTACGTCGAGCATCGAGTTATAATAACCCTGTGCCGTCTCGTAATACTCTTTCCGCCGCTGGATATTCCGGCGGCGTATCTCCTCGGGAGATTTCTCGTCAACGTAAATGAGGTTTGCCGTCTTTATCATGCGATAAGCCTCTCGCGCCGCGTTGTAGAGCGGCAAGGAAAAATAAAAAGTGTAGCTTTTCGGCAGGATGCGGACGCGGTTGTATGTGAATACATAAATCTCGCGGGCGAGGTTGATATACTCCGCCGGGCTTTCGCCGCGTCTCGATTTTGGTACGGACATTTTCTTTCCTCCTCGCCGACTATGCGCCCATTGAGGGCGCAAGTCTCGATTTCCGAATTATACGCAAAAGCCGGGCGCGAAGCCGAGGGAATAGTTCGCGTCGTAGTAGTTGACTGTCCCGTCGGTGTTCACAAACACGAAATTGCTGGAGAGGCTCGCAACCGGAGAACGGAGCCACCAATAAGCGGCGGTACTCGTGCCGTTGTGCTTGTACTTGATTTTGCTATTCCCGGCGGAATAATAGGCGTACTGCGCTTGTTTGTTCTTCTCGTTCGTGTTTCCGTAGGAAATGCTACCGAAAACCTCGAACTCCGAGAGGAGGAAAAAGTAATCCGTTGTCGCCGTGACGTAGCTCGCCGTCGAGCCGCCGCCGTTTGCCGTATTGTCCGTGTACTTTGT